CTTGTACTGCTGCGCGAGGGCATCCACTTCGTCGGATTTCATAATCCGGTTTATCAAGGTTTTGAGGTCGGCCAGCGTCGCGTCGTCGAGCGCCGACCCGCTGGATTGAACCCGAGTCACGGTCTTGGGCTTGCCGCTGGCGATCTTGACACGCGACCAGTAAACGTCGATCGTCGGTTTGTCGAATCCACGGGCGAGGAACAATTCGACAAACTTGGCACGCTCGGCTTTGATGCCCTTGCCGAGTGCGCCGCCGACCACGTCGTACCAGGGAGTCACTATGGCTCCGGTCGCGAGGTCTTTGACGCTGAAGTGATACAGCATGGCCCCTGCATACTCGCGAATCGCCTCGCCCGTCGATACTGCGGCGTTGGCAAAACCCTCACGGGCGGCGTCAAGGTTGGACACGAGGGCGGGGGCGGTGGTGATGTTGGTCATCTCTGACACTCCTAAAAACAACCCGGGGATCGCGCCGGGGATCGCGTTACCGATCAATCAATCAATCAATCAATCAATCAATCGATGGATGCATTAGACCATAACGTACCACGGAAAGCAAACAATTCGTGATCGAAATTAAACCTAACAAATGTTAGGTTCTGGCGGAGAACCGAAGGGAAAAAACCAGCCCAAACCGAACCCCACCCATCCCCTACCCCCCAAAGAGGCCGGATCGGAGTCCCGTTTCCCCCCACACTGTGTTCCACACAGTTGAGTACTTATTTTAAAAAACCCCCCAGCAGTCGGTACCACAAAAAAATATTCCCCCCGGCTAGACCCCACCCCCCTTCTACAGGGAAACACCCCCCTTTGGAGTCCCATATACTTGTGCTAGACTAAGTAAAGTTTTTCATTGGTGCTCTTATTCCCGATGATTGAATTGCAGCCAGAAGCAAACCATCCAATTCCGTTTGACCTATCCGACGAGCAGCCAAAGACGCATAAAGATGCGGTGTCGGTAGCAATCAATACAGTTGACCTGCTTGAGCAACTCGGCGGGGATATCCACTATGCAGATGAAGATTTGCATAAGGCCGCTGCATTAATTCAGGGTGCGGACAAAACCCCGTTACCCCGGCACTTGACTGTACCTGCCGAAGCCAAAGCAGTATCGCTACTAGTTAAGCAGTTTGATTTCCAAGCGTTTGCTGACGCACAACAAGCCCGCAATTACATCACCAACAAGCTATTAAAGATTAGCGATTGCGGAGACCCCAAACTTGAACTCAAAGCGTTGGAGCTGCTTGGCAAACATAGCGATGTGGGTCTGTTTACAGAGCGCAGCGAGATTACCGTCATGCACAGCACCAGCAGAACGCTGGAGGACAGTATTAAGGATCGGATTCGGCGCTTGCTTAATGCTGATGTAATTGATGTGCAGCCCCTTACGGCTGAGCTAGATGAGCCAGAGGTAGTGGACGAACCCGAAGAAGAGCCCGAAGAAGAGCCCAAAGAAGAGCCCAAAGAAGAGCCCAAAGATGTCGATGCTTGACCAAGTATCGCTTAAAGACATACCCAGCGTGCTGGATAAGCTGACGGAAGCTGACCTGCGCGTGCTTGAGGCTCAGTTAACTAAGCTAGAAAAGCTCAAAGAGCGTGAACTTTGCCAAGATAAGTTCATCAAGTTCGTAGAAAAGGTGTGGCCCACGTTCATTTCCGGTCGGCACCACAAGATTATGGCTGCTGCATTTGAGCGAGTGGCCAAAGGGGAGCTAAAACGGCTGATTATTAACATGCCACCCCGCCATACCAAGTCGGAATTTGCTTCTTATTTGCTTCCGGCGTGGTTTTTGGGCAGATTTCCGCACAAGAAGGTGATCCAAACGTCGCATACTGCTGAATTAGCGGTCGGTTTTGGCCGAAAAGTGCGAAATTTGGTTGATTCGGATGTGTATACCAACATTTTCCCCCACCTTAGTCTGCAAGTGGATTCAAAAGCGGCAGGAAGGTGGAACACCAGCAAGGGTGGTGACTATTTTGCTATTGGTGTGGGCGGTGCGGTGACCGGTAAGGGTGCTGACCTACTAATAATAGATGACCCACACAGCGAACAAGAGGCAGCTCTAGCGGCTACCAACCCCGAAGTCTATGACAAGGTGTACGAGTGGTACACATCCGGGCCACGGCAGCGACTTCAGCCGGGTGGGGCAATTGTAGTGGTGATGACCCGTTGGGCACAGCGGGATTTGACGGGTCAAGTGATCAAAGCCAGCGCTCAGCGCGGGGGCGAAGAGTGGGAGGTGATTGAGTTCCCTGCCATTATGCCCTCAGGCAAACCTTTGTGGCCTGAGTTTTGGTCCCTTGAGGAGCTGTCCGCTCTCAAAGAAGAACTGCCTAATAGTAAGTGGCAAGCGCAATACCAGCAGAACCCAGTCGGTAACGAGGCCGCTATTGTTAAGCGGGACTGGTGGAAGGTTTGGGAGAAAGACGATCCTCCCCCGTGCGAATACATTTTGCAGACATGGGACACGGCGTTTGAGAAGCATCAGCGTGCTGACTTCTCCGCAGGCACAACTTGGGGGGTGTTTAACAACCCCGAGGACAACGATTGCCCAAACATTATTTTGCTTGATACCTACAAGAAGCGGGTTGAGTGGGTTCAGCTAAAGCGTGACGTATTGGAGCAATACAATCAGTGGGAGCCCGACGGGATGCTGATTGAGAAAAAGGCTACCGGCGCTCCGCTTATATATGAATTAAGGGCGATGGGTATTCCCGTGCAGGAATACACGCCAAGTAAAGGACAAGATAAGATTGCCCGGTTAAACTCAGTAAGCGACATAATTGCATCAGGCAAGGTTTGGGTTCCACAAACTCGTTGGGCGGAAGAGCTGGTCGATGAGATTGCAGCTTTCCCTTCAGGCGAGCACGATGACTTGGTGGACGCCACAACTTTGGCGCTTATGCGATTTCGTCAGGGTGGGTTCCTGCGCTTACCTGTAGATGAACCGGAAGAAATCAGATTGTTTAGAAGCAACCGCAGGGCTTCTTACTATTAAGGACTAAGGACCAAATGGCCTCCAATTCAATGATGCCCTCAATTTCTCCCGCCCCACTTGGGCTTTCCGCTTTGGATGAAATGGAGGAAGGGCCCGGTGTTGAGATTGAGATTGAAATTGAGAACCCTGAGGGCGTAAAAGTAGGGGTTGATGGGGTTGAAATTGACCTTATGCCCGATACAGGCGAACAAGGGGAAGATGAATTTGACTCCAATTTGGCCGAATTCATTGACGAGAGTGAGCTAGGAAAGATTGGCTCCGACATTACTGCGATGATTGACGCCGACATTGCCAGTCGTAAAGACTGGACTGATATGTTTGTGCGGGGGCTTGAGGTCTTGGGGATGCGCTACGAAGAGCGCACGGAGCCGTGGAATGGCGCATGTGGTGTGTACTCCACCATCTTGACCGAGGCAGCAGTACGGTTCCAGTCCGAGACAATTATTGAAACGTTCCCTGCCGCAGGGCCGGTTAAGACTGAGATCATTGGGCAGATAAGCAAAGAGAAAGAAGACGCTGCCGAGCGGGTCAAAGACGACATGAACTACCAGTTAACGGAGGTCATGGTCGAGTACCGCCCAGAACATGAGCGGATGCTGTTTAACTTGGGGCTGATCGGGTCGGCATTTAAGAAGGTCTACTTTGACCCCGCGCTTGGACGGCAGGTGTCGATGTTTGTGCCCGCCGAGGATGTCATTATTCCTTATGGTTCTAGCGGTGCGCGTAGCGCTGAGCGGGTTACGCATGTAATGCGTAAGACTGAAAACGATGTCAAGAAGCTCCAAGTGGCTGGGTTCTACGTTGACGTTGAGCTTGGAGAGCCGATCCGTACATATACTGACGTAGAGAAGAAGAAGGCAGACGAGCAAGGGTATACCCTAACGGAAGATGAGCGTTACCAAATCTACGAGGTCCAGATCGACTACGACCTGCCGGGGTATGAGAACGAAGACGGTATAGCGCTGCCGTATATAGTTACCATCGACAAAGGCACAAGCAAAGTTCTTGCCATCTACCGTAATTGGGAAGAGGGCGATGATCGCTATAAGAAGCGCCAGCACTTTGTTCAGTATGACTACGTTCCGGGGTTTGGTGCTTATGGCTTTGGGTACATCCATCTGATTGGTGGTTACGCCCGCGCGGGTACGTCTTTGATCCGTCAGTTGGTGGATGCCGGTACGCTGTCTAATTTGCCGGGGGGTCTGAAGTCCCGTGGCTTGCGGATCAAAGGGGACGACACGCCAATCGCTCCGGGTGAGTTCCGTGACGTAGACATTCCTAGCGGGTCGGTCAGGGACAACATCATGCCCCTGCCATATAAAGAGCCGTCACAGGTTCTGGCAGCGCTGCTGGATAAGATCACGGAAGAAGGGCGCAGGCTCGGTTCGATTGCTGACATGAAGGTCAGCGACATGAGTGCGAACTCTCCGGTTGGGACCACTTTGGCAATCCTTGAGCGTCAGCTTAAGACAATGTCAGCGGTTCAAGCTCGCGTGCATTTTGCTATGAAGCAGGAGTTCAAACTCCTTAAAGCGATCATCCGGGACTACACCCCGACGGCGTACGAGTACAAGCCTGAGACTGGCGACCGCAAAGCCAAGCAAGAGGACTACGACATGGTGGAGGTTATCCCCGTGTCCGACCCCAACAGCGCGACGATGGCTCAGCGGATTATGCAGTATCAAGCTGTTATTCAGCTTGCCTCCCAAGCCCCTCAGATTTACAACTTGCCCGTACTGCACCGGCAGATGATTGAGGTTTTGGGGATTAAGAACGCCGACAAGCTTGTACCCGTTGAAGACGATCAAATGCCCAAAGATCCAATCAGCGAGAACATGGGCTTCCTTAAAGGCGAACCTACGCGGGCGTTTATCTATCAGGACCACGAAGCGCATATTGCTGCACATACAAGCTTTATGCAGGACCCGATGATTGCCCAGACAATCGGGCAGAATCCGATGGCGCAGCAGATGTCAGCGGGCATCCAAGCTCACATTGCCGAGCACCTAGCCTTTTTGTACCGCAGAAAGATTGAAGAGCAGATGGGCATCCCCTTGCCTGCTCCGGACGAGAAGCTGCCTGAGGACGTTGAGGTCAATCTGTCTAGGCTCGTGGCTCAAGCTAGTGCGCAGCTTATGCAGAAGAACATGGCTCAGGCGCAGCAACAGCAGGCCCAGCAGCAGATGCAGGACCCAATTATGCAGATGCAGCAGGCTGAACTTAAGATTAAAGCCCAAGATAGCCAGACCAAAGCACAAAAAGTGCAGGGTGATTTGGCGCTTAAACAGCAGGAGTTGCAGCTTAAACAGCAAGAACTTGCTAGTAAACAGGGCGAAGATCCACGGGTTACTGCGCTTAAAGCCCAGATGGACATGCAGCGGGCTGCTCAGGCACATTCCCAGCAGTTAGCCCATGCCGACCAAGCGCATAAACAGAAGTTAACCCATGCGCAGCAGCAGATGCTGTTAAGGGCAGCGCAACAACAGCTTAATAAACCGACTACGCCTAAGGAGTAGATATGGCTACCACTGCGTTTTCCGTGGTTTTGAAAGAAATTGAAAGTAGGCAGAACTCTTTAATTGGCGCTCTTAGCTCAGGAGCGGCCAAAGATTTTGCTGAATACAAGCACATGTGCGGAGAAATCCGGGGTCTTTCTTTTGCACATTCCTATGTAAACGACCTCGTGCGACGAATGGAGCAAGACGACGATGAGTGAAATCCTTATTAGCCAAGATGGGCAAACTGCTACGGCACTTCCGGAATCTGCGGAACAAAAGGCCAAGCAAATCCCTGAACCGGCTACTTTCCATCTGCTTTGTGTACTTCCTGAAATTGACGACGAGTACGAAAGTGGGTTGATCAAGGCTGGCACAACTATGCACTACGAAGAGGTGTTGTCCCCAGTGCTATTTGTGGTGAAGATGGGCCCTGATGCGTACAAGGATACAAAACGGTTCCCGTCTGGGCCGTCTTGTAAAACGGGCGATTTTGTAATTGTTCGCCCAAATACTGGTACCCGCATCAAAATTCACGGCAAAGAATTTCGAATCATTAACGACGATTCGGTTGAAGCTGTGGTTGAAGACCCCCGTGGTCTTTCCCGTGCATAAGGAGTAACTCATGGAAAAGAATGAATTTAAGTTCCCGGACGAGAAAGAAACTACGGACGACAAAGTAGACTTTAGCGTCGAGGGAGACGCCGACATTGAGATTGTTGACGATACTCCGGAGCCGGATCGTGGGCGTAAACCCATGACTGAGCCGCCAAAAGAGTTCGCCGACGATGAATTG